GCCAGTGGCGACTCCAGCAAGCTCGCGGCCAGTGGCGACTCCAGCCAGCTCGCGGCCAGTGGCGACTCCAGCAAGCTCGCGGCCAGTGGCGACTCCAGCAAGCTCGCGGCCAGTGGCAACTCCAGCAAGCTCGCGGCCAGTGGCAAAAAATCTGTCGTCATGGCTGCCGCAACTGAATGCACTGCGAAGGTCGGCGACGACGGATGTATCGCGCTGGCATGGTGGGATTCAAGCGCAGAACGCTTCCGGGTCGCGGTAGGTTATGTGGGCGAAGACGGAATCGAAGCCAACGTCGAATATCGCGTGCGCGATGGCAAGCTCGCACGCGTCGAGGAATAGCCATGATCCGCCACGACGAACCCGGTATCAGCGTGACATTGAGCGCTGAAGGTCTGCGCCGCGCGTACTCACACGAAGACATGCTTTCGAGTCTTCGCGGCGTTCGGCTCATCGAGCGCATTCATGCTGCGGTTGCTTGGGGCGCAGCGTTCGGACTGGCGATTCTGATCGCTTATAGCGCGGTATCGGGGAACTGACATGCGGAATACGACTGATATCCGCGGCCTGCTTGATCAGTACGACAAGGCGGTCGATGCGCTTGGGATTCTTCGGGATGAGGCAGCGAAACTGCGTCTTAATGGTCATCAAGACGATGTGCAACTCAGCATCCATATCAGCGGCAGAAAGGGACGCGGGTTGACCCTTGCGACTTCGAGCCGCGAAACAAATTATGCATCGGCACAGGTGCGCGGCATGGAAATGATCATGCTCGGCGTCAAAAAATGGTACGCAGCAGAGATTGAGCGCCATCAGCAGCATGTGAAACGGCTTGAGGAACGGATCAGGGAGAGCGCGCAATGAAGCATCTCAAACGCCTCTCCGCGTGGTCCGACGATCACCCGGTTATCTCGATCCTCGTCGGCATGCTCGTGCTGTGGCTGTTTGCCGTGGTGTGTTTGCCGGCCGATCCGCCGTATGTGCAGCAGACAGGACACGTCGTTACTGGCCATGTACGAAACGCCACTTGAGGCGCGAGCCGCCGACGCTCTCCAATCTTTCGAGGAAATCGCAATGAATATGACCGCACAGCAGGAAATAACTGATTTCGATGTCGCAGAATTGAAGCCCGGCGCGATCGTGCGCGCGCCGCAACAATCGATTGTCAGCGTTACTCCGACGCCGGCCGACCTCGTGCGCTACGCGATGGAACGCAGCGATGTCGATCTGGACCGCCTTGAGCGCCTGATGGACATGCAACTGAAGTGGGAGGCTAACCAGGCACGAAAGGCGTTCACCGATGCGATGGCCGAGTTAAAGAAGAATCCTCCGACCATCTACAAGGACAAGCACGTTGAGTTCCGCACGGACAAGGGCGTGACCGCGTACGACCACGCGACGATCGGAAACGTGGTCGAAAAGGTCGTCTCGGCGCTTGCCGAGCACGGTTTCAGCCATCGCTGGGTACCCAACCGCGGTGAAGGCGGAATGATCTCCATCACATGTGTCATCACGCACAAGGCCGGCCATAGCGAAGAAACGACGCTTGAAGCCGGGCTCGACCAGTCGGGTGGTAAGAACAACATTCAGGCAATGATCTCGACGAAATCGTACCTCGAGCGTCATTCGCTGCTGGCTGCCGTAGGCCTCGCGACACGTGATACACCTGATGACGATGGTCGTGCCGCGGAGCGTTCAGACGACGTGCAGGCGATTGTCGAGAAGTGGCTGAACAACGTCAACGGCTCGAAGACGGAGAAAGAGGTTCGTGGAATCTGGGCTCAGGCTGCACCAGAGTTGCGGGCCACGAAGGACACGGAAGCGTTCAAGCAGGTCAAGAACGTCGTCGAATCCAAGATTGCTGACTTTAAGGCGGCTGCGCAATGAAGATCATCGAGTGTTCACAAGGTTCGCCCGAGTGGCACCGGGCTCGCGCTGGCTGCATTACGGCCAGCATGTTCTCGACGATTCGAAAGAAGGTCGGTTGCCTGGATGAGCGACAGGCCCAATTCGTTGAGTTACATCGCGGGGGTATGCCAGCGAAAGAAGCCGCCGAGCAGGCAGGATATAAGGCTGTCCCGAAGTCCGACATCATCACGCGCGCGCTCGCCGGCGAGAAGATCGGCGACTGGTCCGACGTAGCGAAGGACTACGCGTTTCGTCTCGCCATCGAGCGCATCAGCGGGCACCCGCTCGACGAAGGCTTCGAGACGTGGGCCATGAAACGCGGGCACGAGCTGGAGACCGAGGCGCGCATGGAACATGAGGCGATGACTGGCCTTCTCGTGGAGTCTGCCGGGTTTATCACGACCGATGACGGCGTATTCGGCGCGAGCGCGGACGGCCTGATCGATCCCAACGGCGGCAGCGAGTACAAGTGCTTCATCGATCCCGCACGACTACGCCCGATCCTGCTCGAAGGCGACATCACCGAAGTGCGCGACCAAGCGCAGGGCTGTATGTGGATTGGTGGCCGTCAATGGTGGCACGTCGGGCTCTACTGCCCTGCTCTCTCGGCCGCTGGGAAGCAATTCACGATGATCGAAGCGCCGCGCGACGATGACTTTATCGAAACGATGGAAGTCGATCTCATGGAATTCGCACGGTTCGTCGACGAGTATGAGTCGGCGCTTCGGAGAAAAGCAGCATGACCACGACCTTCGTCCTCCGCGCACCTGAGCATGCCAAGTCGATGGTTGCCTACGTGAAGGCCCACGCGGGCCCACAGGCGGCTGCTGGACGGCCGCTGGTTGTCTCCATTGCCGAGTACAAGGAGAAGCGCAGCGGCGAGCAGAACAGGCTTCTGCACGCCCTCCTGAACGACATAGCCGAACAGGCGACGGTGAACGGCAAGCACTACAGCGCGGAGACGTGGAAGGAGCACATTCGACGCCTATTCATCGGCACAGAGGAAATCGACCTCCCGGACGGATCGCGGCTCGAGCGCGGAATCTCGACCACCACGCTATCCGTCGGCGAGTTCATGCAGCTTATCGACCGCGTTCAGGCTTGGGCAACGACCGAGCTTGGCGTGCAGTTTCAACTCTAGGAGAACCACCCGCATGTTCACCGTCACCGACCACCTGGCCAAGATCAACTCTGTAACCAACGTCGCCGAGAAGCACGGCAAAGAGCGCGTCGCAGCGCTTTCCATCGGCCTCTATCTCGTCGGCGGCGGCGAGCTGCTCGACATGTTCGATGTGGCGCTGCGTCCGATGCTCTATCGCAAGCCGCAGCCGAAGCCAGGCGAGTTGCCGATGGAGCACGACGGCCTGACCGAACTGCGCTTCCCATTCCTGCGCAATCTCGCATGGGATCGTAAATACGCGGGCTATCTGCTGCGCTTCCACATCGGCGCGACCGGCGCTGAAGACGTATTGCTCGCGGACTGCGGCCTGAAGGACATTAGATTCGTGACGCAGGAAGGCGGCTCTGTGGGCGTGCACTTCAAGGTGACCGCGCATCCGAAGGATGAGGTTGATCACGGGCGCATCGCTACCCGCTTGCAGCAGGAGATGATCATCACACTCACGCCGCCCGATGATTACGTCGAGCCGGGATTGTTCGGAGAGCCGACGAACGACGAGGACCGCGATCCGTTCGAGGGATCTGATCTGGCCGAAGACGATTCGCGCATCGACGCGTAACCGCGACGGCGGCCTCGTGCCGCCTGAATTAAACCGATTGAGTGAGATGAGCATGAGCGAAACCATCACGATTCCCGAAATCTCCGACATCGAGATCGCATTCGGGACCACTACGGGACTGCCGAAATACGCAGCGATCCCGGCTGAATTCAAACGCCACAACGGCACGAAATGGAATGAGTTGTTCTCGAAATGGTTCTACGGAGGACTCAAAAGCCTCAAGGTCGCTCCCAAGGAAGGAATCGACAAGAATGCAGCGCTGCGGCACGTCAAGGCGTGCATGGCCTCCTGGGAACCGAAAGCAGAGCACAAGGAAGCTGGCGTCGCCTACCTCATGAGCCAGTATTTCGCCGACGCGGAATGGTCCTGACTACCCACCCGTAGCCGCATAGAGAGCCGACATGCCCATCAAGCCCGAAAACCGCGGCCGCTACCCGGCGAACTGGCCTGAGATCCGCGCACGCATTCTGGAGCGTGCCGCGCACGCCTGCGAGCAATGCCGCGTGAAGAATCACACGATCATTCAGCGCGGCTGTGGGCACGACAAAGGCACGTTTCGCGAGATCGACACAGGCACGGTGCGCAACGCGGAAAACGGATGGTGGCTGGGCTACGCGCACGAGTCCGATTACTGCGGCACGCCGGTGAAGATCGTCCTCACGATCGCTCACCTTAACCACATTCCTGAAGACGTGCGAGACGACAACCTGAAGGCGCTGTGCCAGCTGCATCACCTGCGCTACGACGCGAAGCATCACGCTGCCAATGCGCGTGAGACGCGTCGCGCTCGCAAGGCGATTGGCGATCTGTTCGCCTGACCGAATCGAGGAAAACATGAAACAGAGCCACTACAACGAACTGATGAAGATCGCCGCCGACCTTGAAACGGAGGGCGACGGCGCGATTGCGAAGGCACTCCGCGCCGCTCTCGCTTCAGATACGGCTGGAGGGGTGGTTGGCGAAGCCGGGAATATGCCAGGCACCGATGGATTCACGATGGCGTGCTTCGAAGCCGCGAAAGTGCCGGTTGGCACGAAGCTCTACGCCGCTCCAGTCGCCCCTCCTGCGGTAGCGCCTTTGACGGATGGACAGCGCAGCGCTATCGAATATGCACTTTCCATTCTTGAGAATCGGGGGAAGGACGATGACGTGAAATGTTTGACGGCTTTGCTCGCCGCCCCAACGCCTACCGTCGCCACAGATGCGGCAGCGCCGAAGTGCATGTGCAGCGGCCTTGGTCCGTGCGAGCAACGCACCGATGGTTCGTGCCGCCTGAAGGCGCAGCCCTGTGGCGTTTGTGAGGGCGACTGTGGGGCAGAAGCAAGCGGATATGCATGTCAGGCGCAGACTGATGAGCGCGCGGCGATGACATTCGAACAGTGGATTGAATCGGTGCCGCCGTTGATGTGGGAAAGCTGGGGCCGTCGAGAAGCTGCACACGCAGCGTGGCTTCGCGCTGCCTCGCAAGGAGCCCAGCAATGAGCGCTATTCGAGTCTGCGCAATCAGTGACATTGAGTGCTCGCGCGGTTGCGGCGCTGGCGCGTGCAAGAAAGAGGAGAAAGCCATGAGCAATGAAACAATGAAGGACGGCGAGCGGGCGGCATTTGAGGCGATTGGGCGTCAGTTCAAAGACTACTTTGGTCATATCACGCCGGAGGAGGCTTGCCGCATCATCAACGAATTGCAAGGCAAGTTGAATGCCCGCGCCGCCTCCCCGCAATCCGATGAAAAGTATACGCAGGAGAAATCGATCAGCGACGAAATGATGGATCTGGTAGATCGTCTTGGCAGTGAATTCGATAAAGTTGACCTGCGTGCATGGAAGCATCTTTTGGTGTATGCGCCGAAACCGCAAGAATTGCAGCCGCTGGATACACCCGTCGAAATGAACAACTACCAAGGTCGATGGGCATACGCCGCTGGGTGGAATGCTTGCGCACGCGAAGCAGTGCCACAATCCGGCGAGAAGGCAAACGAATCTTGCTCTGCTTGTTCAGTTGGAGTTTGCTCTGCCCATCGTAATCAAGATCACGGCGCGGCAGCACCACAAGCAACGCTGAGCGACGAGCAGCGGGACGCCCTCAACGAGGCTATTTGTTGGGCTCGTGATGATGGGTTGCCCGGCACGGAGACTCAACTTAGATCGATCCTCACCCAAGCGCCAACCGAGCGCATGAGCGATGCAGTGCGCGAATTGACTCCTGACGACGCCGATATGGTCTGGCCACTCGATGACGGCGAGACCTTCTATCACACGCTGGACGATGCCGTTGAGCAGGAAATATCCAATGCGTGGCCGGTTGAAGCGCCCGTGGAATTTGAATTCCAGATTGCGAAGCGCATCCCAAATGTGACTGTGCGCGTGACCGAGATAACCGAGAGCGGCCACGTGTGGGAGATTGTCGCCGCCCGCAAAGCCGAGATCGAGTGTGATTCAGGAGAATGATATGCACTTAACCTCTTTCGAATGGTTTTTATCTGGTTTCTTGTTAGCGTTACCCGTTGTAAATGTCTACAGGGATTGGAAATCGGATATCAGTAGCAAAGCCGAGATCGGGCGCGGGGAGGGGCAATCGTGACCACGCGCGACGAGTTTGAGGAGTGGGCCAACGAAAACTGGATCGGTGGTCTCTCGAAGATGATCGCACTCAGGGCATGGCAAACATCGCGCCTCGCGGCGCTGGAGGAAGTCGCCAGAGCGTTCGAAGCCGAGCACGGGCGAACGCGAGACCGCAATTATTGGCTCGTGGCCGCATCCATGGTGCGCGCCCTCGCAAAGCCTGAAGGTGAATAACATGAGCAAGCTCCAAGTCTCCGCAGCAACCATCGAGCGCATGCGCCTCCTGATGCTCGACGGCCAGCCGCGCTCATGCCTTGCGACAGCGGGCGAACTCGGCATCTCGCGCTCGTCGGCAGATCACGCGATGACTGCACTGCACAAGCGCCACATCGTCTTCATCGCCCGATACGAGCGATGCGAAGCCGGCACGAGCTGGATCCGTATCTTCCAGGCCGGTCACCAGCGCGACGCCGCGCGGCCAAGCTCAGTGCAAACGCACAGCCACGCCTATCTGCGCCGCGAGCGCGAGCGTCTTAGCCAGGCGCGCGCGACGAAGATCTTCCGGCATCCGTGGGACGTGGCGCTTTTCGGCGAGTGCCCTACCGTTCCCACGACGACGTGGAAGGGCCGAGTCATCCGGCAGTCAATGTCGGTCCGCGATGAGGATGAGGTGATGGCATGATGTTTCTGACCGACAAAGAGCTTACCGAACTCACAGGGAAGCGCCAGAACGCCGCGCGCATCCGCGTGCTCAACACACTCGGCGTGCAGCATAAAATCCGCCCTGATGGCTCGATCGCAGTCCTGCGCGCGCACGTGGAGCGCGTGTTTGGAGAGAAGGCGTCGAAGACCGAGCCGCCCGCATGGCAACCTGCCTGGAACTGATGAAATGCCGCGCCCGAGAAAAAAAGAGAATCAGGGCCTGCCTGCCCGGTGGGTCCTTCACCATGGCGCCTACTATTTCCGCGTGCCGCCCGGGCAGGAGCACGCGTGGGACGGCAAGAAGAAATTCCGTCTAGGCGACACGCTGCCGAGCGCCTATCGCACCTGGGCTGATCGCATCGGCCGCTACGAAAAGGCGAAGAACATCGGCCAGTTGCTCGATCAATACGCGCTCGAGGTGATCCCGACGAAAGCGCCGGCCACGCAGACGCAGAACATCGCGGCGCTCAAACCGTTGCGTGAGCACTTCGCCACCGCTCCCCTGTCAGCAATTACGCCGACCGTTGTCTATGCGTACCTGCGCCGCCGCTCCACAAGCGCCAGGACGGGTTCTAAGCGAGAGATTGAGGTGTTGTCCCATGCGCTGACGAAGGCCGTCGAGTGGGGCTATATCGACCGCCATCCGTTCGCCTGGCAGATGCGCATAGAGAACGAGGAACCGCGCGATCGATACGTCGAGGATTGGGAGATCGATGAATGCCTCGCGCTCGATTCGCGGCGCAAGAAAGGCAGCGTGCGAGCCGCCCAGGCGTATATCCGCATCAAGCGCATCACCGGCATGGCGCGCGGCGATCTGCTGCGCCTGCGTCCGGCTGTCGACTTCAAGGAAGACGGCATCCACATTCAGCGGCACAAGACCGCGAAGAAGACCGGCAAGCGCACCGTCTACCTGTGGACCGACGAGCTGCGCGCCGCGGTGAACGCCGCGCTGGCCGCGCGCCCGGTGCACATCTCGCCGTGGCTGTTCTGCACGCTGCGCGGCGAGTGCTACATCAACGAGGAAACTGGCCGGGCCGGCGGATGGGAATCGCTCTGGCGCGGCTTCATGGAGCGCGTTCTGACCGAAACGAAGGTCACCGAGCGTTTCACCGAGCACGATATTCGCGCGAAGGCAGCGAGCGATGCCGAGACGCTCGAGCAGGCTCAAGCCCTACTCTCGCACGCCAGCCCTAGCACCACGAAGCGCATCTACCGGCGCCGCCCTGAGAAGGTCAAACCGGTTCGATAGCTGGGTCATATGCCCGTCGCACCGGTAAACGATTCAACGACTTACGATAGAAATTCTGTTTTCGAGTGACCCACTCAACAACCGGCAAAGCCAATACTGGCAAGCCATAAGGAGAAAACCATGCTTCGTTTAATAGCCTATCGGGGGTTCGAATCCCCCTCTCTCCGCCACCCGATACATAAGGCTTCCAGCCTGCCTCGAAAACGCCATTGGGTCATAGATTGGCGTTTGGGGCATTCAAAACTGATCCTTACAGGGATCGTCGCCATCCTTCCCACCCTCGCATGCGCCGGCACCATCGGCGGCGGACCGCACGGCGGCATGAGCAGCGGCGCGGCCAGCCCTCGCATGATGGGCATGCAGGCCGGTCCCGGGCAGCACGGCCCCGGGCCTACGGGTTCGTCCGCGGCGCCGGGGCAATCCGGCCAGGGCGGCTACTACTACGGGCCGCGCGACGGCAGCGTGGTGGACGCGTACCAGCCGTGGCCCGAGTCGGAAATGCGCAGGTTTCAGAAGCCGCGCTGGGAGCCGTACGCAGGAAACTGATAGCTATCAGTTACAGTAAGGCCGCCCTTGTCGGCGCATGATTTTCAATGACAAATCATGCGCCAGTTGACCGACTGCGAACCCGTGGCGCTGTAGAGCGTCGCTCCGGTCGTGGACTGGCTTGCGACACCAGTCGCCACCGCTCCAGCGTTCTCGTTGGTCGTGATCACGGAATCAACAGCAGTCGGACACGCAAGAGGCCACGTGACTGCCACCGAACCCGGAGTGCCAGATCCAGTAGTAGCAGCGCCCCACTCCTCGATATGCCCGTCAGGCAGGTTAATGCAGGCGGATACGTTGTTCGCCCAGCAGTTTCCGAAGAGCGTTCCCATCTCTGAAGCAGTGCTGAATCGGTTGTCTCCTATGTCAGTAATCTTCCAGTCTCCATAGACAGAATTTGAGACATAGATAAATTGACGGCCAGAATTAGGAACATAACTACCCAAATCTGAAAATGAGTTGCCATGCAGGCTTATGAGTGTCTGTGCACCTGAATTGTTATTGAATAGTTGTAGTGCATGGTTAACGTATGTTGTGCTGCTGATACGTGCCTGCTCAACACCAACAATAGAATGCACTCCAGCCCCACTACCTACCCCGGAGGCATTCTGCGTAATGCAAAAGTCCGCCGTTCCCCCATTAATCTGATAGTAACCGCCAAAAACAGACAATCCCTTGACCCCTTCATTAGGATTGCCGTTAATCATGATCGTGCAATAGGCAGTGTTATTACTCGAATTGATCCCTTCAAAGTCTCCACCGAACAAATCAAAATCCGCCGGACTTGAAATCACGAAGCCAGCCTGAGACTGCGCGCCAACCCATGGGTTTATAATCGTCCAATTGTTCGGGTGGCTGTTAGAGCCATACCCTGCATTAATCGCCTGTTGTCCGCCCTCCAAAACCGGATGATTCAAATTTATGCGGATGCTGTCCAGCGAGTAAATCTGATAGGTAAAGTTCTGTATCGTGAATGGGATCGTATTCAGATAGGTGATCTGATTGATGCAGAGGCCATAACCCGCGTTATTGATGGACGTGAGATTCCAGCCGCCTAGGGCATTCCCGCCATAGCTGCTAGTTCCATACGTGCCTTGCAGATTTATGGCGCACGTTGTACCAGTTACGGTAGATTCAAGATTCGTTCCGCCGTTTCCGGTAAGGGAGCTACCGCCATACTGATAGCCACGGTTTGCCGATGGTTGCGTAATGCTGGAGAACTTGATGTACCCACCAGGCGTGCCGGGTAGTTTCAAGTCCTGACCAATCGAATCCGCGAAATTCCATGCATATTGAAGCTGCGTTGTGCTATCCGTTGCGCCGGTAAGGTCAAGCCCAAATTCCCTCGCGTCCACAGGCTGTGCACCGTACTTAGCAATCCAGCACAGCGAATTCGCACTCTTTACTTGAGAGCCGCCATCACCATTTCCGGAATTCAATGAGCACGCACTCCCGGACGCAACAAAAGTCAGCGGGGGCGCATCTCCAGATGCGGTATAGCCAAGTCGAATTACCGTTGAGATAGTCGCGGTAGAGAGCGCTTGAAGGGCTGCGTTCGTCGGAACAGTCGGAAAGTAGGTCGCCGATCCGGTGGTAAGGGTCGTGAACGCGCCCGTACTCGCAGTCGTTGAACCAATCGGGCCTGGCGACGCGAATGTCGCCCCGCCCAGCGACGCGGCGTTGATCGCGCTGTTGCACGTGAATCCAGTGTTCGTCGTCCATGCCAGCGCATTCGTCGTTGCACTGCAACCGGGCATTGCAAACGGCAGAGGTGCCGCGCTCGATCCTGTAGCGTTCGCCAGAACGGTATTGGCCGCTTGCGGCCCAAGGTTGATTGAACCTCCAGTGATCGTCCCGAGCACGGTTAGATTCTGGAACGTGACGGAGGGATAGGTGAAAGTCTGGCCGAATGCCAGCAGCGGCCACAGGAGGGCCGCATATAGGAATCGTTTCACCTTACGCCCCAAGGTAGCAGCCGCTAATGGTTTCGACAGCTCCATTCGCGGCTGCGCTGGAATTGCTGTAGGTGAAAATAGTCATCGTAGAAGATGAGGGATTGATATCCCCCTGCAACATATTCCCGGTACTGGCGGTCTCGCGACCGGGCAATATCTGAACGCTTCCACCGGTGGCAGACGAGAAAGGGAGACTCAGGATTGTCTGGGTTCCCGTTCCTACCGTGGTGATAGTTGCCGCAACGCTAATACAAACAAGTTTCCCGATCTTCGTATAAGAGCCAACGGCGCTTGCCGTCGTGTAGGTTCCAGAGGCGGCTGACACAGTTGGCGAATATGACGTCCAGCCAGTGGGGAGGGAATTACTGGTGACAAACGCAGTTGTGGCGAGTTGAGTCGTGCTGGTTCCGGCTGAAGCGGTCGGCGCAGTCGGCGTGCCTGTGAGCGCAGGAGAAGCCAGAGGCGCGAAGCTATTTGCAACGAACGCCGTCGTAGCGATCTGCGTGGTGTTTGTGCCCGCAGTCGCAGTAGGAGCGGCAGGCGTGCCGGTCAGCGTAGGAGATGCTAGCGGCGCATAAGTGTTCGCGGCGCTTCCGCCGAGCGATGCCGCGTTGATGCTTGTATTGCAGGTAAAGCCAGTGCTCGTGGTCCAGTTCAGCGCACTGGATGACGTACTGCAAGACGGCATTGCAAATGCCGTAGGACTTGCGCTCGAAGCGGTTGCATTTGCAACGACGGTATTAGCCGCCTGCGCAGCGAGACTTGATAGACCTACATTGCCAGAGGACGTGAACGTCCCCAGCACCGTGAGGTTCTGGTACGTCGGGCTCGGGTAGCTTTGGGCGAGCGCCAGCAGCGGCCAGAGAAGAGCCGCGATCAGGATTTTCTTGATCATGGGATTGCCTACGAGGTTGTCAGCGTTGCGGCCGCGATTGCATCGATGCGGCTCTGGTAGAGGTCAATCGAGTGGTCCGCGAAGTCCCAGCCGCTGGTCCAGAGATCGCCGAGCACCATCTGGTAGCCGCCCGCGTCCTGAAGCCAGATGTGCTCGAGCGGCGGCCGGTCTTTCCAGCGCGGATCGATCCACGGCCAGCTCGCCCAGCCGTCGCGTCCGTTGAGCACGCAAACCATGTCGGCCAGCGCGTCGGCGTGCGCGTGATAGAAGTCCGCGGCGACGAACTTGGGCGCGGCGAAGCTATGCAGCGCGCCGATGCGCTCGCGCGGCAGGAATGCGGGCGTCAGGTGCGTGCGTGAGGCGCCGAGCGAGTGCCCGCAAACCGAGATCGGGTTTGCCTGCGGCACGGTCTGCAAGACCCAATTCCAGAGCGCCTGCATGCCTTCGGAGACGCCCGTCGTCACCGTGCCGCCCGCGAGCGTGACAGGCACCAGGCGCGCGTCGGCCCACACGTCGGCCAGCTTTCCTTCGCTCGCGCGCGTGCCGCTGATGCTCAGGTGTGTTTCTCCTGACGGCGTGACCGAGAGCACCGCCTGATGGCTGGCGTCCTGATAGAGGTCGATCCAGTCGTCACCCAGAGACGAAAAAGCCGCCTTTGAGGCGGCTGCGTCTTCGATATAGGCGTCGTTCGCCCGCCTCGCGGCGAGCGCGATGGCTTGCCAGTCCATTACTTGCTCGCAGCGGGCGCGGAGGCGGCGGCAGGCGCCGCGGTAGCGGCCGGCGCGGCCGGCGCGTAGACCGTCATCGCGTTCTGCAGCGTCAACGAGAAGATGCCGATGGCAGCGATGAAGATCGGCTTCTGGTTCGCGGGAATCTGCGTCGATTCGTTGATGGCCTTTTCCATCGCCGGAACGCCAGTTGCGAGAAGCGTCTGGACCGAGCTCACGGTGATAGCGCCGGCCGTCGAGCAGAACAGGCCGTTGGCACTGGCAGCAGCGGCCAGGCTCGGATCGATCGCGGCGATGCTTTGCAGCGTGGGTTGCACGACTTGGCAGCCGTTGACAACCGTCGTCTGGAGCTTCGCAAGATCGCCAGCGGCGGTCTGCTGTTGCGCGGTCGAGCAGCCAAAGAGAGCGGACAGGGCTAAGCCTGCCGCGAGAAGCAGCATGCGTTTCATGGTGGTCTTCCTTGGGTGTGGTTACTGCTTGGGCGGAACTGCCTGGAGATTCGTCACGGCGTGATAGCCTACGAGAGCGGTGAGCTGGGTGCTGATCGCGGCGATGAGCGGCATTGCGTCCGCCTTGCCGGTGAACACGAGTGCCGCCCACAGGCCGTTCAGGCCAGCTGCGGCGATGAGTTTCAGGACTGCGCTATTCACGTCGATACCTCCGGTTGTGGTTGGGCTTCCCCCGATGCGGGATCCTGCGAGAAGTCGGCGCCGAGCGTGAACAGCGCGCGCTCAGCATCACGGCGACGCCACAGGCCGGCGAGAACCCGACCGCTAGCCATGTCCCACTTGTCGAATTCGCCGATGGCCGCTTGAATGTTGTTTGCGTTGATATCGGCGAGCAGCGTGGAGCGCGCAAAATTGCCGATTCCCACGTTGAAGACGAAATCAACCAGCGCGTCGAATTCATCCTGCGTGAGGCCGATCTTCACCATCTGATTGACCGCGTTCACAGCGAAACCGACATCGTCCAGTAGCCACTGATCGGCCTGCGCCTGCGAGCACGTCATGCCGTCTTCCACGCCTACCGTATGACCCCATCCGATCGTCCATGGATCGGTGGGCGTCGGCTTGTACGCGACGAGACGGCATTCTTCGAACTGCTCGGTGAGCGCCATTCCTTGTTTTGAGTACTGCATCACTCCCCCTTTGCGGTGAGAAGTTTCAGGAGCCGGTCGTCGGCCTCTTTCATGGAACGCATGAGCGCAAGTTGCTGGGCGTCGTGCTCGCGCGCGGCTTCAGCCATCGAGAGCAGGCTCTCGAGCATCTGGCGCATCTGCTCGGCAATGCGCTGCTGCATCTCTGCCGACTTCTCGGCCATCATCGTGAGTACTGCGCTGGCGATCGACGCCTCGATTGAGAGCGTGAGGTTCGTCGCGCCCCAATCCGAGTCGTAGCCGCGCACGAAATGCAGCGCGAGCGACGTGACGACGAAGGTCACGAGCGCAATCAGGAACACGCGCGGATGCCGGAACGCGAGATAGATGCGCGTGAGGTTAGGCATGGCGCAGCCCCCACCACAGTTGAAAGCCGCCGATCACGAGCTCAGCGACGAATAGCGCGACCACGATCCAGTTCAGGCGCATGCCTTCGGCGTGCTTCTCGTCGGCGTTTTGCTCGTGCTGCGCGGCCTCTAACGCCTCGATCCGCTGGCCGTAGTGATCGAGGCGCTCTTCATGAAGCTGGAAGCGGCCTTCGATGATTTCGTCATCCATGGATGCGCGGAACGAACAGGGCGATGACGGTCACGAGCAGCGAGCCGGCGGCAATCAGCAGCCCGACCTTTGCGGGAATCGACGCGTGCGCTTCCTTGAGCTGCGTGTAGAACGTCGTGTTGATGTCCTCGCGCAGAGCGGCTACGTCCTCTTTAGTCGCGACCTGCGCGATGGCGGTGCGCAGTTCGGCAATGATTTCGTCGTGGCGCGTCACGCGCGCGTCGAGCTTTTCGATTGCGGCTTCGTTTGCTTCGGCCCGCGTGCGCAATTCTGCAATGAGCATGGTCTGATCCATGGATTCCCCGGGGGTTGAAGGTGGTTATTGAGCTAGTTCGAAGACGACGAAAAGGCCGGGCGTCCCGTTGAAACCTGCGCTGACTCCAGACGGACCGGAGCGCGCGCTACCTGAGCCGCCCGAGCCGTAGCCAGAGCCATTCGCGCCGACACCGGACTGGCCGCCCGGGCCGCCCGAGCCGAACGGGCTATTGCCACCGCTGCCGCCCAGCGGGTTAAGCAGATCGAGGCCAGGAGCACCAGCGCACCCGCGGTTCGAAAATATGAGCGTGCCGCTGCCGCTCGGTGCGCTCGGCAAAGACGGAGGGGGAGCGCCGACGTTGCCGTTGCCGCTCGTGCCGCCATCGACGATGCCGACGTTGCCTCCAATACCGCCGGGCAGCACCAGCAGCGAGCCAAAGCTGGACTGGCCGCCATTGCCGCCATTGGCACCGGAAACGCCCGTCCCACCAGCACCGATCGTCACGGTTTGGCTGGAAAGCCCGCTCGGGATGAGGATCACGCCGAAGGTGCCCGAGCCGCCGCCAGATCCTGCCGCGCACGGCGTGTTAAGACCGGTCATGTCATGCGTGCCGCCGCCGGCCGCCCCACCGCTGACGCCCGCTACAATGGCCTTCGTCGCGCCCGGCGTCGGGTTGTAGGTGCCGCTCGCCGTGATGACCTGCACGTTGATGAGCGAGCCGAGCAGCGACTTCCCGGGCGTGTTGATGCCGACATCGACTTCGGACAGGCCCGAGTCCATCGAGCCGCTGTCCATCGCCACAGTGACTGTCGTCAGCGTCGTGTAGGCTGATGCAGTCACGGTGCCGTAGAGCGTGCCGCCGGTGTTGACCGTGCGCACGCGCCGACCGACCGCATAGAGCGCCGTCAGGTTGCCGGGAACGGTGAACTGCGTGCCGCTCACGTAAGTCGGCGTGAGCGCCGGGTTGATCCATTCCGCCGCGGCGAACCACGTTGCAATGGCAGCCATCATCGCGCGCGCGGAGTCGTTCACCGACGAGGGCGGCTGGCCCTCCTGCCAGTTGATTGCCGGATCGGCCGTCGCGTTATTGGCCGCTGTCTGTGACCACAGCCCGACTAGCGTTTGCAGCATTTCGGTTCACCTATAATGACGAACCGGGCGCGAGGCCCGGTCCGGGGAGATTTCAATGCACGACGTTTTGATCGTCGGACTGGCGAAACTTGGCATCGTGGCCGTGATCGCGTTCATTGGAGGCTTCCTACGGGCTGCCCAGGAGTCCCGTCGCGCCAGTAACGGCGGCTGGGCGAGCGTAGTTCAGGAGCCCGCGTACAAGCGCATTTGGAACCGCCTGCGCCGGCGCAGCAGCACGAGCGTCGAGGTACGGCAGGATCGCGTTCGGGTCCATCAGAAGCCCCGTTAGCCGGTCCTGCAGGCGACCGCCGACCATCTGCCCGATCTTGTTGCCGCCGCCGAGAATCCCAAGTCCCACCATCGGATGCCCGAGCGCCGTCGCGCCGATCGCACCGACCGCCTTCCCGAGATTGCCCGCGCCGCCGAACGTCGGCCCGTAGAGCTGGCGCGCGAGCCAGCCATTCGTCGCGAGGTTGTATGCCGTGTCACTGCCGGGCGATTTGATCGAGTTGGAGACAGTCGCGCGCTGCAAGTCCTGACCGATCCCCTGAAGGGTCTGCAGTGCGTTCGCATCGATCCCATAGCGCGCCGCATTGCCGCCGTTCATCGCCTGCGTGAGCGCCGAGCGGAACGGCATCATCTGGATTTCCGGCACGCCACCGGCATTCATTGCGCGCGTGCCCAGCCCGTTTGCGATCTGCTGGCCGACTTCCATCGTGTTCACCGGCACGCTTCCCTGGGCGTAGGCCGCCTTCGCCGCTTGCACGCCCGGGATATAGCGCTGCGTCCAGTTGTCGACGTTATCCTTGAGCGCCGAGAGCGACGCGGCGCGCGAAGTCTCGCCCGCGCGCTGCGCTGCGCTGATCATGTCGCCAAGCGCGCGCGAGGTGTAGTCGAGCGCCGATCCGTTGATCGTGTTCGAGTTTGGGGTGGGCCACACCGGCGGCACGCCGCGCCCGACCGCCGCATCCAGTGCCGCGCTGTTCTGAGCTTGCTGCATGGCCTGCTGCATCTCGGGAATCTGGGCGTAACGCATGAACGCCGGCCCGACGTTAGCCGTTGCCTGGTGCGCCTGCTGGTAGAGAGGTGTCGCCGCTGTTTCGCGCGCGACCTGCGCGGCGGCCAGGTCCGCCGGCGTCTGCGCGACGCCCATGAGCGCTTGCCAGCGCGCATCGTTGTTGTCGATCGCGCGCTGCGCCATCGCCGTCTTGAACGCCGGCATGTTCGCCGCGGCCTTCTCGGTCTGCACCATGACCGGCGTCTGCGCGACTTGCGCGGTGGTCGGCAACGAGCCAGGCACGAACTGTTGCGCGCCGCGGATGTTTTGCGCCGCCGCCGCCGCCTCTGCCGGGTCCATCGCGCCGGCCAGGCCGCGTCCGACGAACTGCGTGGGCTGCACGAGGGGCTGCACCGCACCCCATAGACCGCGCCCGAGCGCGCCCGCGCCAGCCGTCACAAGCGGCGTAGCAGCGCCGAGCGCGCCGCCCAGACCTACCTGCTCCGCCTTGTTCTGCCAGAAGTTCTGATCGCTTGTCGGCATCATGGCCGCGCCCGCAGCGCCCTGCGCCGCACCCAGACCGAGCCGACCGGCGAGGCCGAGCCCAGCATACTCAGGTCCGATCAGCATCGTGGGCGCGGTGCCCGCGATCTGGCCGCCGACGTTGCCCGTCTCTGCGGTGATCGGATTGGCCTGCTGGTATGGGGCGAACTGCGCATCGAGGCGCGCGCGGCCCTGCGCTGCGTCATTCTTCAACCAGTCGCCAATCGCACCCGGAACGATATGGCCGAGCGCCTGCTGCACGCCGAGCACGGTCGATCCGAGCCCGTGCCCGAGCCCCGCGCCGAGCGATGCAAGCATGCCGGGCTGCGATCCTTGCGCGGTGGGCGCCTGAGCGGGCGCCGGGCCGCTCGCCGCCGCTGGCGCACTTGCCCCGAGATACGCATCGAAGCCCTGCTGCGCTGGCGCGGCTGGCGTCGCGAGGTAATCGTCGAACGCGCTCATTTCAGGAGCCCATTGTTGAACGCCCATTCGAAGTTCGGGCGCAGCGACGGATTGGCCTTGATCGCCGCTTGCACCGCGGCGCGCTGCGCGTCACCCTGTAACTGGAGCGCCGGCATCATCTGCGGCTTGATGTTCTGATCGAAGCCAGCGGACAGTTGCGTGAACTGCTTTTCGTTGCCCTGCTGATAAGTCGGCGTGAGGAACTGCGTCTTCAGATGCGCGAGGTCGAGGTTATTGAGCTGCGCGGTCAGCCCTTGAATTCGCGCTTGCTGCGGCTTCGTGAAGTCGGGAACCGCGTTGCCCTGATTCGCTCGAGATGCGTCCGTGCCGCCGCTGCCTAGAGATTTCCCTTGCAGCGACGTGAACAGCGCGTGCGCCTTGTCATACTCGGCCGCATCGTTGCTCAGCCTCGTCGCCCATTCCTGTGGAAGAAGGCGCGCAACCGTATCGCCGGGCGCGTTCCTGTTCGTGATGTCCAGCATGGTCTGCAGGGCATCGCGCGACTGCTGGTAATTCGCATCGCTACCGGAGAGTGCGCCGTATGTGTCGGCCATCTGCTTCGATGGCGCACCTTGCGACGCATTCGCCGCAGTCGTCTGCCCGAGCGGCGGCTGCGCTGCCATCGGGCCGGCGACGCGTTGCGGCGTCGGTTGGGCACCGCCGATCGCATTTCTCCATCCCGGGGTTTCCGTGTCGAACAGCGCCGGCAGAATGCGCGCCCGCGTGGCGGGATCCTGAAGATTGATCGGCTGATTCGCCGGCACGCCGCTGGCCGCGGCCATTGCTTCGGCCTTCGCGGTCGGGTTGTTGCTGCCGTCTCCTGACGGCGCCCAGCGGTTGGCGATGCCTGCAATGGTATTGATGCCGTGCTGGCTGCCGTAGGAAGCCAGCAGCTGATCGGCTGCGTTCACCCCTTCCTGCGGCGTCGCATACGTGGCGAACTGGCCGTTTGCGCCTTTGATGTTCCCGAAATTGTTGTTGCGGATGCCGACAGGGACTTGCGCAGACCCGTTTCCGCCCGCCGCATCCGAAACATTCGCCGCGGTCTGGAAGACGAAGCCACCCTGGCCGTTGTTCGCCGTCGGATCCCACACCTGCATCGGCTTGAATCCGGCCTGCGCGCGCGCCTCGGCGCCATACTGCGCGCCGTAGCCGGCAGCGAGCTGCGCCGGGTCCACTACCTTCGTTGTGCCCGTCGTAGGATCGAAGTAGATCGGCGTGCGCAGCGCCGTCGGTGCGATGTAGTTGGCCTTCTGGACCCCTGCGCGGTTCGCCGCCTGAATGTCCGCCGGCGACATGCCGCCCTGGACGCCCATTTTCGTGAGATCAGTGGGCATCTGCGCCTGCAGCGTCGGATCGTACTGCGCGGCCATCTTCATCATGTCCGCGCCGCCCGGGATACCTGCGAGGTTCATCATCATGCCCTGCTGCCAGAGCTGCTGCGGCGTGCGGCCAAAGATCGATGGTGATGCTGGCTGCGCGACGTCGTTCGGGTTCACTGGCGCGCTTCCTGCGCCAGCGTAAGGCCCCATGCCAGCGGAGATACCCGAGAGCCCCGGCACGTTTGGCGAGCCCGTCACAGGCGCTCCCTGCGGGCCGGTCGGCGCTTGCGCGGTGCCCGAGGGCGCGCCAAGCAGCCCCTGCATGGCTTGCATGGTGAGCAGCGCGCGCTGGTTTTGCATCGCGTTGCCGATGCCCTGCTGCATGCCCTGAAAGCCCGCGCCGAGCATCTGCCCGTTCGTCACCGGCAAGCGCGACGGACCTGCGGCAGACAGCAGGCCCCCGGCCATGCCGAGCAGCCCAGCGGTCTGCGGGTTGGCCAGCATTCCCATTACGCCAGGCATTCCCGATGGAGGCGCGAACCCGCTCATCAGACCGCTCGCAGTCGGGTCAGTTGGATCGAATAGACCGGCCATGTATCACCCCGTGAAGCCGAACGGCTGGAAGCGCGCGTAGGCGGGCATCTGCGATTGCATGAGCTGCTGCTGGAGCTGTGGGTTCTGCGGATGGCCGCCGCCCATCGGCATCGCGGGTGCGGCCATTGCCTGCTGCTGCGGCTGGCCTTGCTGCATCATGCGCATGGCCTGCATGGCCATCATCGGATTCATGCCTGATCCAGCCGCGCCGCCGAGCATCGAAGCGCCGCCAATCGGCGCCGCGCCCATGGTTGCGCCCGACAGGCCGCCGCCGAGCGCGCCGCTTGCCGAGCCAGTTCCAAGCAGGCCACCGCTTGCCCCCATGCCACCGCCGGGCAGCAACCCGCTAAAGAGTCCGGTAGGGGCTGCACCGAGCGCGCTGCCCATGCCGGCGCCTGTGGCACCCGCGGCTGTCCCCATGCCGGCGCCGGCCAAGCCCGACCCTGTGCCGGCGCCCAACGCGGCCCCCAGCCCGGAACCAGCAGCGCTCACCGTACCGGCAGCCCCCGCAGCCCCAGCCCCAGCGGCGGCAGCGGGAGCAGCGAGCGCATCAAGCGCGCCGCCAGTGAGAGCACCACCTGCAGCAAGTGCGAGGGGAAACCATGGACTATTGAAGAATGACATTTCGCCCCCTTAGAGCAAGCCCATCAGACCGCCGGCCGCAGCGCCGTACGCCGGATTCATACCCATCGAGCCAGCGAGCGCCGCGCCACCCAGCGCGCCACCCATGCCACCGGCAAGCTGGTTCGTGTAGTAAGGCGTCGTGGTGGTCGTGTTGCCGCCGTACTGACCTTGGATGAGGTTCGAGTAATTGTTGAGCAATTGCCACGGCGCATTGATGTACGCCTGATTGAGCGCCTGCTGATTGCCGCCCATGTTGTAGAGATTCGATGCCGCACCGTTGATCGAATTGACCGTGTTCGGTGCGGCATAGAGCGCGGCGTTTTGCTGCTGCGAGAGGCCCTGCGCGCCGGCAAGCATGTTGCCCATGCCCTGCTGATACATCGTGTTCGCGAGCGTGGCGTCGGTGTTGCCGAGCTGCGTGGCGAGATCCTGCTGGTTCTGGCTCACGGCCTGCCCGTAGGCGCCCGACCCATATCGGCCCGAGCCCTCGAAATTGCTGGCCGTTTGCGGCGCTGTCGCGGTCTGGTAAGCACGAGTGATGGCGTTATTCGCCGCGTCCATCGCGCTCGCCTGATACGGGCTGTTCATCATCGAGCCGTTGGCGAAGTTCGCGAATGCGCTCGATGCCGGATTCGCACCCGTGTTGCCGTTGAGCACGTTCGTCGCGTAGGAACCCGCGGCATTATTGACGCCCGCGGCGTTGCCGAAATCCGTGCCGTTCGCTACCTGCTGGGTTGCGCCCATCGCCTGCTGCTGCATCGGCGTGAAGCCCGCGACCGACGAGGACGGATTGGCCGCGAAGCCGTTATAGACGTTGCTCGCATTGCCGAACACGCTTTGCAGATACGGCTGCTGCCCCGTCCATGGCGTTGCAACGGTGTTGCTCGTGGTGTTGCCACCGCCTCCGCCATTCGCAGGTACAACGGGAAGCGCCAGCCGCATGAGCTGGACTTGTCGGGGATTGCGGATCATTTGAGCGCCTTTTCGACGTAGCAATGAGTCATTTCGTAGCCCAGGACACCGCGCAGAAAACCGCGCCACCATCCCGGACGCGCCTGCAGTTCCATCGCGTCGCAGCCGTTGGCTTTCGCCCAGCGCTCGATGGTCTCGATGCACGGCACTTGCCATTCAGAGCGGTTGCGGCCGGTCACAATGCGCAGCTGGCAAACGCGCTGCCTCGGGTAGTTCGTGATGCGCGTAACGCCTACGGCGTAGGCGGTTTCGGTGCGCCAGATCCACAACTGGTCTTCGCCGGTAAGAAGGCCGATGCGAATGTCGTTCTCGTCGAACTTGCCGCGCGACGTTTTGCAGGCTGCAGCAATCCACGGACGAACCTCGTCCCACACCTCGTCGATGAGGTGTTTCTGAATCCCGTAGAGCATGGCTATCCGATTAGGACGACGTTGAATGTCTGGTCTATGTTGGGACTGCTCGGATGCACGAGCGTCGCCTGACCGTTCTGTTGCGAGTAGACGTGAAGCCCGGAAGTTACCGCCGCCGACGCGTTGGTGGTGAGCGGCGTGAAGCCGATGAACGTGTTCGCGCCGATGCGCGCGTCAGTGATCGTGGTGCTCGTTGCGTTCGCGTTGAGCGTCACCTGAATAACGTTGTTCGTCTTTCCCTGCAGCTGATTGTTGATGGCGCGCGCCATCTGCCGGCGGTGCTCCTGCTCGTTGGGCAGCATCTCCGGCACGCCCTGATAGCCCTTGACAGTCATCGCCGCCCCGTCATCTCAATCGAGTCTTCGGGCACTTCCAGCCCCTGCAGGTGCGTGAACGAGCCGCTCGTCTGGATGCGCGCGCGCAGGTAGCGCCCATCTGCGCGCGTCGGGCACTCGCCGTTCACGTTCAGCGAACTGGCCGTACCGAAAACGGGCGTATCGAGCAGGCGGTTGCGGGTGCCGATCTGCACGGTGGGCGTGCCGCCATCTATGAGGGGACGCGTCGCGGAGACGAACGCACGCCGCCCCTGCGCACCGAACGGCTCAAGCTCCACGGTGTCAGCCGTCGCATTGGCAGGCGAGCCGGTGAAGTACGCCAGCTTGTGCACCGAGTTGAAAGCCGCCATCAGCACCTGTCCGCCGGTCCACACGCGCGAGTCGAGCGAGAACGGCAGCGTGTCGAGCGTGTAGCCGGTCGAGTCCAGCGAATCGAGCGAATAACCCTGCGTGATCGCGCGGAAGATGTACTCCGCATCGACCTGCGCAAAGCCCCATTTGTTGAGCGTCCAGTTGAAGACGAGCAGCGAATCCGGCACGCCGTTCGACGACGAATTCGACGGATAAAGCCACATCACCAGGCGGTTGATCGGATCGATGGCGCCGACGACGTTCTGCAGATACGACGTGTTGACGTTCGCCCAGAACGTCTTGTCCACGCGGTCCACGCCGATCGGCTGCGAGTTCGAGCCGTCGAACGCATAGAAACCGTCTTCGCCGAGGTAATAGACCAGTGCGCCGAGCTGCGCGATGCTCTTCGGCGCCGGCGTGCCGCGCGCGCCTTCCGCCGGGTAGAAGCCGAACACCGTCGGCGAGCCCTGAAACACCACGCGCCAGATCGCGCGTTCGAAGAAGACCGCGCCATCGGCCGTGCCGAGGTTGCCGACACCACCCATGAGCCATCCCTGATCGCCCGGGATGATCTGCGAGCCGGCCAGCAGTTGCGCCTCTGTCACGCTGCCGGCCACCGGCCAGGTCGTCGGATCGTCGATCGCGCACCACTGCACGCGCTGCGGTTGCTCGCCGTTCGTCGAGTCGTAGGTATTGCCGACCATCACGAAATCCTTGATGGTCCAGATGTACCGTGCCTGCGGCGCCGCGGCGGCAAGGTCAGCGAAGGCGGAACTCGAATTCAGAACGAACGATTGCAGGTTCTGCCCGAAGGCCGCGCCAATCACGCGCTGGCCGTATTGCGTGAAGTTCCAGCGCTCGCCAGAAGGCAGCGAATACCCGCCGCCCTTGCTGACGTTCGAAAATCCGGTGCTGCCCGGCGCCTGCTCATAGAGGCTCGTCGAGTCGCCGGCGAACAGGTAGTTGTTTGCGCCCGAGTCGATCGCCGTGATTGCGCCCAGGCACTGCCCAGCGAGGCCAGTACCGCCGAACGTGCTCAGCGTGCCCACAGGCCCCCACGACTCCTTCGTGCGCGGGAACAGGTTCACGATGTTCGCGGACGCACCCTGCGCGTTGTTAGGCGGCAGATCCGGCGCGAAATCGGCGATAGGCAGTTGCATTACGCGGCCACCATCGCGAGAGACGAGCCGGAAAGCTCTTCGGCCTTGTCGGCCAGAATGAAGCTCTGCATCTGCTGGTTATAGAGCGAATCCCACAGCTCAAATGCGGCCTGATCCTTATTGAAGCGCGCGGCGGCCCGATTCGTTGCCGCGAGCAGGAGCGTCGGAATCGTGTTCGTCATCCAGTTGACGTTGTTGACACTCGTCAACTGCGCGGCGCGCTGCCAGTACGTGCCGGTAAGCGTGTAATTCGAGTCCGGGTATGGACCGAAGACGAAGTTCTGGCCGAGGCGCGCGAAATACTGCGGCACGCCGCCGGCAGTCTGATCCGGGTATTGCGTGTAGATGAATTCCGGGGTCTTGCGCTCGACCTCGAACGTCTGGCCGCTCGACGAAATCAGCATGATCTTCATGCCGAGATAGCCACTCGGTAGTGGCGTTCCTGCGCCATTCGCTGTCGAGCTGAAAGCCGCCTCGATGGGCTGAACGCCCTTGCCCTGGTTGTTCGTGAAGATGTCTCGGTAGATGTCCGCTTCGGCGAGCTGGATGAAATAGTCGATCCAGTTGCCGAGATCGGAGCGCGCGAACCAGTCGTTGACGGCCTGCGCCAGCGAAAAATAGTCGTAGACGCCAGCGACGCCAGTCGGCGTGCCATTTCCTACCGGGCGAACGAATTGGGTCATGTCAGCTCACCGAGATCGCGCCGCCGTCGTTCCAGAGCTTTCCGCTCGAACCCGGCAGGCTGGTAGGCAGATCGGCAGGAAGCACGTCCACGAGCAGCACGTCGCTGATCGTCGTCGTGGTGATGTTCGTTCCGCTGATCACGAGGTCATAGCGGCCGTCAGCAGCGTAGAACGCGTAACTGCCGTTCGTGTCCGTCGTGAGCGGGTTCGCGGCCACCGTGATCCCGTTGTCGGAATAGATCGTCGCCGCGCCGCCGCCGTGCACATTGACCTGAACCGATGCGCCGGCAACGGGCAGGCCAGTCGCCGCGGCCGCCACGCTATTGACGTACTTCTGCATGATCAGATCGCCTTGTTCGTGGTGCGAAAGGCCGCGTATTCCGGTCCCTTCAGGAGCTTTTTCACCATCGGCCAGTGATCGCGGTTCATGTAATCCCAGCCGTACTTGAACTTGATCTCGAGCATGATCACTTCGGGCACGCGCATGGTCTGCTTGAACTCGCCGATGCGCTCGCACTTGCCCTCGGCCGCGCGCTGCTCGTGGTTGAGCTTGATCACGGTTTCGACATCCTGCGAGTACTGCAGGATCATCTTGCCGTCTTCCTCGTGATACGTGACGCGCTTGCCGTCCTGCGGCTCCAGCGCCGCGCCGTGTGCGGTTGTTTGCTCCATGGCTTTCCTCAGTGGGTCATCGGAACGCAATTGAGCGTTCCCGTCGATGCGCCGTCTTGAATACAGGCGACTTCCTCGTCGGGCTCGATGCGAACGACCAGCGGCGGATCTGATGCCTTCACCAACATGTCGGTCGGGGCGGCGGTAGGTGACTTGCCGATCGCGACATGGCAATTGCCGCCGATCGCGGAAAGCTGGACGGCCTGCGCGTTATTGCCGATGGCCGTCGTCGCGGCCGATGACGCGCCGATCGTGAGGTTTTGCCCGGCGCCAGAAATCGGCCGCCAAGGTGCAATCGGAAACCACTTGCTCATCTCGTGACCTCAAATAAAAAAGGGCGCCCCGGAGGGGACGCCCAAGCTCTCTCACTGAAGGAACTTTTACGCGCTCAAAAGCGAGTGCCACTGGCCTGCGTTCGTGCAGTAGAACTCCACGACCTTGGTTGCCGCCACTGCATATGCAGTGTTGGCGCCGAGCGCGTTGATCGCATCGCCCGTTGCGGGGAACACGTTCATGGAGTTTGCACCTGCGTTCACCACCATAATCTGCATGCCGGGGGCCGAGGCCGGAAGAAGCACGCTATCCGCCGTCGTCGCAACGGTCGTCACTCGGTTGATCATCGCCGGAAGCGGCGTTGCACTGCCTTGGCCGCCGCCGGCATGCGCCGTGATGCCGTTGAGCGTCAGCATCGTCTGGAGCTGGCCCGAGCTACCGAAGCCAGCATCGACCGACCACGCACCCGGCGCGGCCTCGATATACACGTCAGCCGAATACGGCGCCATCGCGATGCCGGTCGAGCCCGCGACGCCGTTGATCGTGTCCGAACCGTAGCCGTACACCTGAATCGGGTTCGCAGTGTTGTTGATCAGGAAAACCTTGTCGGTGCCCGAGCCAACCTGGGGGAGAACCACGCCATCGCCGAGCAGTGAGCCCGCCGACGGTGCCGTGGAAGTGTTGACGGTCGTAACGTCCGCCGTGATCTGCGTTGCACCCGCTTGCGTGCGCGTGGTGCCCGCGGTGATAACCGAACCTGCCATGATCTTTGCTCCTGAAAGAGGAAGGGCGACCGAAGTCGCCCGAAGCCTTAGCCGTTGGTGTCGTAGATTGCAGCGTGGGCATGCTCGTTTCCGAGCTGCAGCGTGTACTCGACGAGCAGTTCCTTCTTGTCCGAGTCACCGGTCTTGGCGAGCGGAATGGTCTGGAACGGGCGCAGGTATGCGACACGCACGTAGTTCGGGTTGATGAAGAAGATGTCGCCCGAGTGCGCGAGGAAGATGTCCGGGACGATCTTCACGTCGCCGAAGTCCGACTCGTACACGTCAACGACCGTGCGCAGGGTCTTATCCTCGATCTCGATGAAACGCGTGCCGGGGCCGGAGAAAGCCGAGATGTTCTGCTTGTTGACCGACGAGACGAGCGCGTATTCCGGGCAATCGCCCGACGAGTTGAACGCCTTCTGGAGCGCCGACTTCACCATCGCTTCGGTCACAGCCACCGTCACGCTGTTGTACGTGCGCGTCTGCGAGCCATCCGTCCAGCCGTTTGCGGCCAGCGAGGGGTTGGCTCCCGAGGGCGAGCCGCCCGTCTGGAACACGACGTTCTGTTGCAGCCAGCACGGCAGACCCGCCATCGTGCGCGCGGTCGTGGACGAGCCGGCATTCTTGGCGTTGTTGTACGTCAGAATGCCTTCCATGTCGCGCTTCAGTTCCTTCGACTTCTTCAGGAGCTGGTAGCCCATCTTGTTCGAGCCGCCGGCGGCGACCACGGCTTGCGACGTGCCCGAGATCTGGACCGTCTTCGTCGAGATCTGCGTGTAGTTGCCCATGCGCGCGGTCGGCGTGAGCGTCTGCGCGGTGGGATCGTCACCTTCGACTGCGGCGTTGTTCAGGTTCTGCGCCGCGAGCGAATCGGTATCCCATTCGTGGTTCGTCTGCTTGGCCTGATCCTTCTTGGCCATGTTCAGGAACGGGGTCTTGAACGGATCCACGTTGTAGATCGCGTTGATCAGGTCTTCGCGAATGTTCTTCTGCGTGTAGACCTGAAAGGTATTGGCCGGTACGGACATTTCAATCTCTCCTTATTCGAACAACGAGAAGACGGCTGCCTGTGCGTCCTCGTTGCGCGGATCACGGTTAAATCGGTCGATCGCAGCGGTGCGCCGCGCATCGTTGGGGTTGGTTTCCGTCCGAGATCCCGGGGCGACCACCTTGGGTGCTTGCCGAACCTGTTTCAACGCCTGGGGAGCGGCTGCTTGGAGCGCCTGATAACGCGCCGCGTCGTGCAGGATTCGCATGTAGCGGTGGTCGTTGATCTGGCCTAACTCGGCATCCTGAAACCCGGCATTGCGGGCGTACTGCGCAATCTGCTGGCGATCACGATCGAAGGCGGCGGGGTCGCGCCACTCGGGAATCGCCTCGAGCATCTTCACGCGCTCCTGCGCGATGCTCTGCTGAAGAGTCTGCTGCTGCAGGAGTGCCTGCTGCTGCTGCTGTTGCTGGACCTGCTGGGCAAAGCCCTGAATCTGCTGCTGACGCTGCTGGAACTGCGTGTAGAGCGCGGCATACTCGGCCGGGTTCTGGGTGCGCAGCGTGTTCCAGTCGACCTGATTGAAGTCGTGGTTCAGCATGTTCAGGGCGAGATTCGCCATCGCCTGATGTTGCTGGAACGCCTGCTGGTTCGCGGCGCGCCATTCGTTGACAGCCCTCTCGTGCTCCGCGCGCTGGTTGCTCAGCTCGATCGACTTGTTGTTCACGTGCCCTTCGAGCTGGTACGACTTGAGCACGCTTTCGAGCGGAACCTGCGTTTCCACGCCGTCGATCTTCGTCGTGACGTTCAGCTTCATGACCGACGCCGGGTCGATCTTCAGCGAGGTCAGCAGCGCATCGAGGCTCTCGTATTCCTGCGACTGCTGTTGCTGGCCTTCTTGCTGACCCTCTCCAGCACCTTGCGACTGCTCGCCTGCCTGTTGACCTTCCTGAGGCGCTGCGGACTGCTGTGCGCCTTCCTGACCAGCCGGAGCGGCATCCTGTGTGCCTTCATTGCCTTCTTTCGGCGGAATGCCGTTCGGGTCGAATGCGCCCGAATCCCACAATCCCTGAAACTGGCTCTCTGCATCACCCGAAACTGCGGCGCCCGGCTGGGTGGTCGCAACGACTTCGCTCATTTGCTGGCCTCAAAAAGAAAAAGGCCTCGCGATGGAGGCCTTCGTTGGGGAAACGGGTTGGATTACGATCCGAACAGCCTGAAACGCTTCTTTTGCTCTTCCTGCTGCCGGATCTGGAAGTCGGCGATCTCGCCGGTTTGCTTGACCTGCGCCAGATAGGACTCCAGCGTGTTCCATAGCTGCAGCACGGTGATCAGGCGCGTGTGCATCGTCTGATCGGATAGCGGCACCGCGGCCATCTGGCGATGAATACCGTCGAGCACGGCTTTTTTCGCCTCGACGAAGATCGGCGCGTCGAGCACCTGAGCGGCCTGACCGCCGCGGACGATTTCCTCTTCAGGCGCCACGCTGTACCTCGCTCACGTCCTGGTTGACCATCTGGCCGGCGTCGGCTGCCGGATCTTGCTTGAGCTGGCTCGCGACGATCTGGCCGATGATCTTGACGACCGTCTGCCACTCCTGCGAGCTGATCTGCGCCATCTGAATATCGCGGTCCTGCGAGCTTTGCTGCGCGCCGTGCACAAGCTCGGCCTGAGACTGCTGCGCCTGCGCCTGCGCCTTGACCTGTTCGGTTTGCAGGCGCGTGTTCGCGATGGCCTGATCGGACTGCGCCTTGATCTGGGTGGACGCGATGCGCGGATCCTGCGGCTGATGCGCGCGCTGCGCCATCGCCTGCTGGTATTCCGGCGAATCGGGGTCCATGGCGAACTCGCTCGGATTCTCGAAACCGAGCAGATGCGTCACGTGCTTGAACGTCGCGTAAGCCTGCTTCGGCCCGATGAGGCCGAACGGCGCAAGTTCCTTTTGCGCTTGGCCGAGCAGCATCACATTCGCGCGAGCTTCCTCGCGGTTGCCAGAGCCGAGCCCGACGTTCACGACCAGCTCAGTGCGCTCGCGCCAGTCGGCCGGGTTCGCGTTCAGCCACTGGCGATTCGTGAGCATCACCGCCATGTGCTGGTCCTGATGGCGACGCAGCAGGTTATGGATCTTCTGGAAGATGTCCTTCACGCCCTCGGCGAGCAGGCGCGCGACGAGCTCGACCTTCGCCGCGGCGGCGGACATGGCCGCAAGCTGGCCGCCCTTCGTCACGTCCTGAAGCGCGTCGGCATCAACGCCCATCGTGTCCTTACCGATGCCGGTGCGCATCTCGCGCTGGAGGTCGCAGTACTCCATGGCCGGCAGGATCTGGGCCATCAGGTTCGAGGGCTGCTGGAACGGCATCAGGTTGTCGCCGATCGGGCCATCCACGCGGATAACGCCGCCCGGGCGCGACACGAGCAGATCCTGCACGTTCACGTTGCGCCAGTTGACCGCGACGCGCTGGTTGTTCGAGATGTAGATGTTGTCGAGCGCCTGACGGAAGAGCGTCGTCTTGATGACCTGAAGATCGTTCAGCAGGTCGTAATAGCTGATGCCCACGTGCCGATGCGGCATGCGAATCGGCGAGCATGACGAGAACGAGCCTTCCTCGATCTCTTCGTTTGCCAGAATCTTGTCGCCGCCGACAACCACGCGGCGGAATTCGGCCATCCCGTCGCCGTCGAAATCCACCTTCACGAAATTCGTGCGCACATCGATCAACTGGCTCGCCGGATCGATCGGATTTTCTTCGCTCAGCTCGTCGGTGACCTCGTTGCGCGCCAGGCTGATCAGGTCCAGCCACTCGGGACGCGCGACGCTGATCGAATCGACGAGTGCGGGATCGAAGCCCAGCTCCTTCGCCTCGGTGCGCGACATCGTGCGCAGATGCTGCACGAACGGAGCTTCGTCGAGCTTGCCCTTGCGCGCCTGCGGCGAGACGCGCATTTCTTCCGGCGGCGTGCACTCAACACAGACGCGGCCGCGCTTGCTGGTGCGACGCAGTTTCAGGTCGAAGCATTGATACGCCTGCGGCTGCCCGTTCAGGATCGTCACGTCGGCGCGCTCATCCTGCTCAAGGATCTCGATCTCGTCGTCGTTCGCCTTCGCATCGAGAAGCAGCTGCGTGACTTCGATCTCGGTCAGGCCCGTATAGCGCTCGACGGTGCTCTTCGTTTCCTTCTTCCAGTAGGTCGTGACGTAGCCGTTGCGCAGCAGCAGCGCGTCCTTGAACATGTCGTGCAGCACGAAGAAGCCATCGTTCTGCTTCATGAACACGTGGTTCACGACTTCCGTTTCAATGTCGGCCTGGTCCTCGTCGCCGGGCGCCTCCGGGTCGAACTGTACCGGCTTGCCCGAGCCAATGAACATGCGCATGAGCGTCGGCATGATCCACTCGACGGTATCGCGCAGCTCGGGCAGCACGATCTGCGAACGGTCCTCGACCTCGTTGCCCATCGGGCGCCCGAAATAGGCGTTCAGCGCGTTGTAGCGATCGATCTCAAGCGTGGTCATCGTCTGGCCAGCCGGCTTGATGTTGCCGCCAACAGACGGGCCGACTGAGACGCTTGAGCCGAGCGACGCGCGCTCGTACTGCCCGATGAGGCCGAGAAGCTCGCTCTCCGTCATCTGGCGCGGCTTGCTGATCGGCGCGTCAGACATGGCCATCCTTCGGCTTCGGACCGGGCTTCGCGCGCTGATTGAGCTCGATCAGTACAGCAATCTTCGCTTCTAGCGCATTGACGCGTTGAGCGAGAAGATCCACGGCCATAAGCGCGGTGTCGCGCTCGCGCTCAAGCGCGGTGACCCGTTCGGACAGTTGGATGCTCATACGACTCCAAGTTTTGGATACACAAGCGGCTGCATCGTCTTCGGCTCATCCCAGATGAGACAGCCCAAGCCGAACGCATCGCTGCCGTGGCTTGACCAGTCATGCTCAGGACCGAGGCCAATCCCGCGCTCTTCGTCGCGCTTCTCGTGATACCAGCCCAGCGCAAGGCGCCCGGCTTCGGTCGTGGCCTCATGAAAGCGCACCTGCGGGAACAGATCGCGGGCCCGCGTGATACGCGCGAGCGCGGCGCCTTTGCCCTGATTCGGAACAACGGTCACGGAATAGCCAGCCTTGCGAATGGCCGACTCGTACGACACGTCATAGACCTTGTCCTGCGTCGCGCCGTCGTGCGGCAACCAGAACTGCGCTCTGGACGGTTCGTAGCCTTGCAGGCGACACCAGGCAAGGTGCGCATCAAGCGGCTGTCCTATGGCCTCGTAGTAGTTCACGACGCGGATTTCGCGACCGATGAACTGCATCGCCCACATGGCGAAAGCGTCAGCCCGCGCGCCCGTGCCGCCGATGTCGCAGATCAGCCGGATCGTCATCTTCGGGTCGGCCGGGAAAAAACCGATGCGGCCTTCCTCCTTCGCCTTCAGCAGATGCGAGGCGAAGTACGCGCCCTCAAGCGCCGTGACGTAGCCGCCTTCCCAGATGTGGTTGTACTGCTCGGGGCGCTCGGCGAGATCGCGCTGCCTGTCGCGCTCGAGCTTCGCCGGAAACTTCGGGTTGTCGCGCCAGTTGAGCTCGACGCCTTTGACGCGCGGGTCAGTGCTGTGCCTGAAACGCTTCTCGACCGGCGCTGCCTTTCGCTTCGGATTCCACGTCACCCACAGCTCAGCATTCCAGCCGTCGCCTTCTTCGCGCAGCGTCGGAATCAGCGTGGTCCAGGCTTCCTCGGTGACAGGCTCGGCCTCATCCACCCAGCAAACCAGAATGCGGCCTTTCGACTTGATCGAGGCGATGTTGCGGTCGAGGCCGGCGAACACGAACGCAATGCGCCCATCGCGCGACCTGATGTAGTTGTCGCCGATCTCGTAATAGGCAGCGAGCCACTCTTCGTCCTCGATTGCGCGCTTGCACTCTTCGAGCGACGAGTCCGACAGCGAATTCATGAACTGGCGCGCGCACAGCAAAATGCCCTTCACTCCGCACTTGCCGAACATGTAGCCGCGCACCGCGATCATCTTCGCGAAGCTGCGCGTCTTGGCACTGCCTCGCCCACCGTGGGCGTAACGCACGTCCGCTTCGCCGTCGAAGACTGGAATCAGCTTCTCGGGAAGCGCGATCTGCGCCGATGTCACTTGAGGGCGACCAGCTCAATGCGCGCCACAACGCCAACAGGACCACCGCCCTCGCCAGTCACCTGCAGCGGCAGGAGCTTCGGGTAAATCGTCCCCCAGAAGACGCGCTCGTTCTGGGGATCTTCCTGAGCCCAAGCGGTCAGGCGCTCAGCGCCGCCAAGCGCTTCAGCAGCCGCCGCAATCGCGTCCTTTGCTGCTTTCGTGGTCTTGTTGAGCGATCCCTTCTTGCGGCCCATGCCGGCCGCCGGTGGGCGCTTTTTCCCACTAGCCGTCACTTCTTTGCTGTCTTCGCTCATCTATCGCCGCGCCCTTTCGGGTAGCGCTCCAGTTAAGCCCTGCCGTAAATGAACTTGATAAACTTCCAGAGTCCGCGCACGAGCAGTGCGAGGGTGAATGTCAGGACCGCCGCGCCGCAGAAGCCGGCGAGCCACGCGACGAAGTACTCCATGTCAGTTCCCGATCGGCACGTTGCTGAAGCCGTAGTTGAAACTGACGCGGATCGAGCCAGCCGTCAGCGCAACGTTGTTCACGCACTGGATCGTGTCCCCGGCCTGCGAGCACGCGAAGAAGGCACCCGGCGCGCTTGTCTGCCGCAGCACCGTGGGCTGATTCGGCGATGCCGGCGTCGACGGAATGTACTGACGCAGCAGCGCGACGACTTCACCGCCGTTGACGGTGGTCATGGTCGTGTTGACCATCCCCGCCGACGCGATCGTCGCAATTACGTCTGTCGTGATCTGAATGCCCCAGATGAACGCGTACATTCCAGCCGGAGCCGTCAGAACGGTCTGCGGCGTCGTTCCAGCGGCTGCATTCAGCGTCACCGCCGCGTACTTCCCGGCAATGAACTGGCCCTGAAGCTGTCGCGTAAAGCCTTGAGGATCAGAGAACTGGATGGGCGCGCCAATCGGGCTATTCATGGCTTACTTGCCCAGATCCTCGAACTCGGCGTGCGAGGCCGGATGGCGCACTTCTCGCGTGCGCTGGTTCGTCTCGGTGCGTTCGCCACGCATGGGCATCTTGCCCATCACGCGGTCGGCCTTGGCGTCGATCTTCGATTCCGTCGATTTCGACATGCGGCCTTCGTTGACTGCCTGAGATGCGCGCGCCTTCGCGTTGGCCGCGTGGCTAGCATCAGGCATGGGGTAAGCCTTCTTGCCCGGCAGGCCAAACTCGGACTTAGGCATCGATTTGCGCTGCGCGCTGCTGAGTTTGGCCATGCTGGACACCTCGAATAAAAAACCCAGCGCGCCGGGATGGCAGGCTGGGCGAAACTCAGCGCCGCGACCGGCCACTGAGCGGAGACACGGTACAAAGCAAAAACGCCGCGCGGCGTGAACCGGGCGGCGTTTTCTCGGGATCCACGTTTTCTCTGGACGAGCCAAACGTGCCCCACGCCGCGCATTAAAGCACATTCGCCAATGGTTTACAAGCCGATTTGTCAAGCAATCCCGCCGCCACCATCTTCGGGCAGAGAATCGCCTTGGCGCGCGCGTAGTCCTCGTCCTGCGTCTGCGGGTATCGAGGATTGACCCAGACCGCCGAGCCGCTCAGGAAGTTGCGCACCGCCGTATTCACGGCCAGGCGGCTGCGCGTGTCGAGCGCTTGCAACATCGGCTCGACGATCTTGCCGGTGGCCGCCTTCAGGTTGCGCTCTACTTCCTCGTTCAGGTCGTCGAAGTCCATCCATTGCCGGCTGATGCGGAAATCTCGGCAGGCCGGATCTGCGCCGCCGTAGTCGAGATTGGGCGTGTAGGCTTGCTGGTATTCGTAGGCGTCGCAGAGGATTTCATCGATTCTGTCCATTCGTTTCCCCGTTTGTTCTCACCACTCCCCACGGCCCCGCCGCCCGATTCATCACCTGCACCTCGTCCCAGACGTCGTCGAGCGCGTACGAGCGCTTGAGCTTCGCGCCGCCCTCGTTGCTGCGCGCGAGCTTCTGCTCCGGCGTGTCGGTGTCGGATTTCATTCCATCGCCTCCGCGATCTTCGACAGCGTTTGGCTGATCCACGTGAGCACCACGACCGGCGCGCAGTAGACCAGCGAGAGGCCCGCGAAAAGCGACGAGAGCGCGAGCAGCCCAAGCCAGAGGATGAAGTTAAGGAAGGCGATCATGTCATCGTCCTCTGCCCATATCGGGCGATCAGAAGCGCATCGGCGCGCCCGTCATGCTTGGCCAGCGGACACAGATGGGCGCCGAATAGCTGCCGCGCGATGCGAAGGCTCTGTTGCTTCGTGTCCTCGCGCTCGGTCTTGCGGATGCCGAAATAGCCCTGCCATGCCTTCGGCGTGACGTAGGCCACATCGAACCCTGTCAGCTCGCACACGGTGGCGATGGTGGCCTTCGTAGCCTCCAGCGAGCCCATCGTCTGCACGCTGCCGCCGGCGAAAGTGTTCAGCGCCTCCATGACGACGAGGCCGCGCTCGTCGGCCGGGACGAGTTCACGCAGGATCGCCTGCAGCGCCTTCGGATCGATCTCGTTGCGAACCTTGCCGTTACCCTGCTTTGCGCGGATGGGCATGTCGCGCACCACCGGCTCGTCGTTGTGGTCGAGGCGCGCGATTGCGCCGCGGATGCCTGGGTCGATTGCGATCAGCATCACTTGCCCCACACCGCATCCCAGCGGTTCTCGATCATGTTGAGAGCCACGGCGCCGCCTTGACGCACATCGCGGAACTGCAGGCTCTCGGCGTCGAACCAGAGCTTCTGCGTGCCTTCCCACGTGTAGTGGCGCTGCTTGGCGCAGATGAGCGTCGTGTCGGCCATCGATTCGATCAGGGCGCGCTTCTCGGGCGTCAGATCCTTGCGCAGATCTGCCTCTTTAGCCTTGTTGCGATGCACGATCAGCACGTTGTCAACGAGATCGGTGATCTCCCCGGCTCCCTTCAGGTCGAACTTGTCGGGAATGTTCGATTCCTTCTCGCTCTTGCGCGCGTGGTGCACAAGGTGGATATGCAGGTCCGTGTCCCGAGCGAGCGAGCAGAGCTGATCGACGAAATTCTTCTGGCCGGCATAGTCGTCGGGGGCAATACCGCACTTGAGAATGCTGTCGATCACCATGTGCTGGACGCCCAACTCACGCCGGCAATAGCGGGACACAGCCAGCATCCGATCTCGCTGGACGGTGCCGATGTGGTTGTAGATCCAGAGACGGCCATCGGTCCAGCGGCCAAACTGAGACAGGAACTGGCCGGTAGGCTTCTCGACGCACGCGGCCTGCCGGGCCAGACGCTCTAGGGTGGCGCGCGGTCGCATTTCCATCGATGCGATGCACACACGATCGCCGGCGCTCATGGCGTGCAGCATGGCGTATCCGAGCACTGCGGACTTGCCGTGGCCATTCACGCCGCCCCAGAGCGTTACCTCACCCGGACGGAATGCGAGATCGTGCCCGACGGAGGGCCAGGGTGTGCGAGTGCCGTGCACCTGCTCAGCAACGCCGCCGTGCAGATACTCGATCAGCTCTTCCGTGAATTCCGACGCCTTTCGCACATCGGCGCGGCCGTCGTCTTCGTCGTTGACGTAGGCTGCCCAATCAACATCGTCGGGGATCATTCTCACTGTGCGTTCTCCAGGGCAATTTTCACGACGAGATCACATGCCTCGTCGTAGGGGATAGGAATGGACTTGCCAAGCTCGCCGCAAATACGCTTGGCGATCATGGCGCCTTCGAGATAGCAGTTCGGGCCGATTCCCATCGGGAACCAGTCGAACAGCCGGAAATCGGTGATTTGCCGCCACTCGCCGCAGTGCACGCGTGGGCCTTCGCGGAATGTCAGGACCATCGATTGCGGCACAACCGCGGCAATGGCACCCAAGCTGCGAAGCAGGTCTGCGAACGGCGTGCTCGAGCTGGCGAAGACCTCGATGTTCAGCCCGGCAACCGGACGCCAGTCGAACGATTCGCCTGCATTGGCCTGAAGCACCACGTTCGTGAACTCAGGCAGCGCGCCAACGAACGAGACGAGCACCGGCAGGTCAGGTACGACGCCTTTCATGCGCATCTCGATCAAGGCTGCAGCGTTACGCGGATAGCGGTCCATGAAGGCTCACAGGAACGGGTTGTCGACGAGTTCACCACGCGAATTGCGCGTGACCAGCGAGGAGATATCGAGATCGGTCGAGCCGTTCGCAGGCCGGATTTCGTCTTCCCACCGGCGCTGATTCAGCCAGGTGGAGGCAAACGGGATGTATTTGCCGCCATCCCGCATCCACTGCTCGGTTTCGCAAAACCGCTCCAATGCCTCGAGCAAACGCTGCTGCAATGCAGGCGAAGGATTAAGCTTTTCGTAGGCCTTTTGCGCGGGAACCTTCGAGTCCTTTCTCGGGTACCGCTTCCAGAAAATCGAGAAGGAATCTTCTTTCTCGATTCGAGAAGGAGCTTTCTCGATTTCTTTCTCGACACCCAAATCGAGAAGACTTTCTCGGCTTTCTCGATTTTTCTCGATTGCTCGCGCGCGCGTTGGGTTGGTTTTGGTTGTTGGGTTGGTTGTTGGGTTGGTTTTTCCTTGTAGGTACTTAAAAAACCTTGGAAAAACTACCCCCCCCATACCCCCCCCAATCCGCGAATCGAGAAGATTTCGAGAAGAATCGAGAAAGGATTCGAGAAGGATTCGAGAAGAATCGAGAAAAGTGTCAGAGCCGAAATCGAGAAGATTTCGAGAAGAATCGAGAAGACCTCCTTTCTCGATTCGAGAAAGCCAGCCGACCTGAACGAGGGCATTCGAGAAACCTTCGAGACGCACATAGCGGTCAATCCACTCCGGGTTGACACCCAAAGCGAGCCCGTCTGCCAGATGCCGGTCTGCCCAGCTCCAGAGTCGGTGAAGACGGCCGACGACGGCGAATTCATCGACGCCCAGCGTCGATGCCAGAGAGATCACGACGGGGTCTTCTGAAAGGTCTGTTTGCATTCTGATTGATTCGGCGGACATCACCGTAACCCCTTTTGTTTTTCCATCCGCGCGACCTGTTTGCTCGAGCGCTGCGCGATGAGCGCGCGCATCTGCTGCCACAGGACACCGCGGGCGTATTCCGACTCGGCCACGACCATCGCTTCGCCGAGCTCCCTGATGCGCTGCTCGCGTTCGGCGTCGTTCAATGCAGTCTCCACGCGCCGTAGAAGGCCATGCCGATCCAGAACGCCATCCAGAGGTCGAAGATCAGTTCCATGGTCAGTCCTCCCACACAAGCTGCTGCATCGTGTCTGGATTGCTCATGGCGCCGGACGCGATGGTGACGAGTGCCTGGTACATCGAATGGTCGACGCAGACGCGATCAATAGGCACGAGCTTCAGCCCGGCTACGGCCAGCACCTGACACGCTCGCTCCAGATCCTCGGAGACGAATCGGCTCACGGTGGGCGGTGAAACTCCGATTTCAGTCGCGATGTTGTTCTGCCCGACTGCTGAAATGCGCTGCAAGGCAAGGCTATGCGACTTGCGTGCGCGTTCAGTTGCGGGAAGCGATGATTGGTCCACGATGTTCAGCCTCACCTTGCGGTCCTTCCATGCATCTTGTTGGGGGGAATTCAGGTTCGGTCAGAGCGCTGCTGCAACGGCACCCTGGTTCTGCGTCACTTCGGCATGCACGCGCTGGATGGCGAGCAATGCTTTCGAAGAGCAGTTCGACTGACCGCGAAGGATGCGATTGACGGTGGGCTGAGATATGCCAAGGCGCTTGGCGAGTGCAATTTCGCCCTCGTTCGTCGCCTGCTTGATCTCGGCGAGCAGCTCGGTCGGCGTGCGCAAGTCCATTTGGGGTTTCCAGAAGTTATTCACCTATACGCAATCTATACGATGATGAATAGTTCTGTCAATGCGGAGTTGGATAGCGGCTTGAGCGATGCTTATTCGGTTCCGTATAGTTCGGGCATGAACCTAGCCGAACGACTTGATTTCGCCATGAAGGCGCGCAAGGTCAAGAGCCAAAGCGCCCTCGCCCGAGCCTCCGGCGTTCCCCAGCCGACCATCAACCGCATCCTGAAGGGCACCACCACCACACCTGATACGACCACCCTGCAGCGCCTCGCTGACGCCCTGGAGGTATCACTTCCATGGCTGCTAGAGGAAAAAGGGGAAGGTGTCAATCTTCCGAGAAGCGGCCCGAAACGGTCTCTTCCTGCGGGAAAGGGGCAAGTAGCCGTATGGGAAAATGAGGATGATCTGGAACCGGATGAAGGGAGAGTTTGGATCGACCGGTTCGATTACCATTTTTCGGCGGGGAACGGCTTGATCCAGTGGGAAGTACGCGAGAAGAAAGCGCTCCCCTTTAACGCGGCCTTTTTCAAGGCGAAGGGAGCACGGCCGCAAGACTGCAGACTGCTGGTCCTACGCGGGGACAGCATGGAGCCTTGGGCCGAAGACAAGAACATGATCATGATCGACGTAAGCTCGACGCGCATCCTGGACGGCGAGCGCTACGCGATCTATTTCGAGGACGAGCCGCTCGTAAAGCAGATCTTCAAGGAGGCCGGCGGCGGCTTGCGCCTGCATTCTTACAATCCGAAATATCCTGACAAGATCATTACGCCTGACAAGCTTGAGTTCGTGCACATCGTTGGGCGCGTCATCTACCGGTCTGGCTAAAGTCCATGAGTGACCTGCTCAAGGTTGCCCTGTTCGTCGCGGCCCTTTGGGCCGTTGACGAATGGCGGGATGTCAGCCAGAAGACTGACGACTTTTCGCAATGCGATCGGCAAGCGGCCGAAGCCATCGCCGAGCAGCGCGGAAACGCTGCGGTAGCCTTTCTTCTTCCACCAAGTCTCAATACGCACGATCAGATCGACGAGCTGATCCAGCGGTGTATGACGGCGCGCGACTACGACTACGTGCCGGACGGCTGGAAGCGGTGCCCAACCGAAAAGCTCCCCGCTTGCTATCACAAGCCATCTTGGGCGACTCGGGTTTACCGCGAGATCCGAGACCTAATTTTCCCACGCGCATAGATCCCGATTCGGCCTCCCCGCTTAGCGCGGGGATTTTTTTGCGCATAACTATTCATAGATGGATTGACATACCTATTCACTGTCGTATACTTGTCTCAACAGCGCAACCAAGCGCTCAGCGAGGCAAACATGGAAACGATCCGCATCACCTCTCTCGGCCACGTCCGAATCATGTCGAAGAACCTGCAGCGCGCCGTAGCTTGCGCGCACCGCATGGGTCTGATCGTCGACACGATCTACGGCAACCCGGAAAAGCACGCGACCGTCGACATCGGCTGCCGCCGTGCAGGCCCGATGGGCAACCACGAGCCGCGCTGGACCGATGAGCAGCGCCAGTTCTTCGTCGGCGCCGGTTTCTAAGCGAGGCGCGCCATGCGAGTCCGTCTCTGGGATGAATTCGACGTCGAGCCCGACATCGACCGCGCGCCGCGCCGTTGGTGTTGTGAATGCCGACGTCTCAACAGCGCACCCAAGCGCTCAGCGAGGCAAACATGAACTCCTTCTTCCGCCTGTACGTCCGCCCCTGCGGAAACACCGCGATCTGGATGCACGCGCTGGATCTCACGACTGGCATGTATCCGCAGTACGCCGACTGGATCGACGCGACCGATCTTGACGACGACGCGTTCGAAATGCTCGTGACGCAGCTGCAGCGCGCGAGCGCCACGCTGCACTGAGGGGGCGGCCATGCGAGTGACTCTCTGGGACGAATTTGATGTTGAGCCCGACGTCGACACGGCGCCGCGCATGTGGTGCTCGGACTGCCGCAAGCGGACGCTATTCACGCGCGACATGGACGGCATTCCGCTGTGCCGCGAGTGCAACGAGGAAGAGGTTTGCCATGCAGATGAAGCTTGAGTACATCGTCGACGCGATCAAGGCGCTGAGGGCTGCAGAGTCCGTGCTGACCTCTGACGAGTTCCTGCCGCGCAGCAAAGCCGTCACGGAATGCCTGGTGGCTCGCGCGACCCTTGAAGCTGCTATCGGCGATCACACGCTGACCGTCCTGGAGAAATAGCGATGAACCGCCTGAGCTATTCCATCGTGATCCTGAGCAACGCGTATCTCGAATACGTGTATGTGCCCTGGCTGGGCCGCCACGTGTACCGCGGCACCGTCGACCTGATGAAGCACGTCTGCCTGCAGTGAAAGCCGTCTTGCGCGTCGCCGCCGTCGTCCTCTTCTGGGCGTTCCTCGCGGCGTCGATTTTAACGATAACCGTCGGCGGCCAGTTCTGTGCGTGGCTCGCTGGCGTGCTTGGTTGCTAAAAACCTCCGGAGAACCGAATGTCTGATGAACAAAAAGTGATCGTCGCGTACAAGGCCTTCAACAAAGACCTGACGTGCCGCAATTTCCAGTACGAAATCGGCAAGACGTACGAACACGCAGGCAAAGTCAAAGCGTGCGAATCCGGCTTCCATGCCGTAGAGAATCCGCTTGATATGTTCTCGTACTACGAACTCACCGACTCGCGCTTCTGCTCGGTGGAGCTGTTGGGCGAGATCGCTCGCCATGGCGAAGATTCGAAGATCGCGGCCGGCCGCATCACGATCAAGGCTGAGATCGGTTTGCCGCAGATCATCACCGACGCCGTGCGCTGGATCATGGATCTGTGCAAGGACGTGAAGGCAGAAGGCGAAGCTATTCAATCGGCCAGTGGCTACTCCAGCCAGCTCGCGGCCAGTGGCGACTCCAGCAAGCTCGCGGCCAGTGGCAACTCCAGCAAGCTCGCGGCCAGTGGCGACTCCAGCCAGCTCGCGGCCAGTGGCAACTCCAGCAAGCTCGCGGCCAGTGGCGACTCCAGCAAGCTCGCGGCCAGTGGCAACTACAGCCAGCTCGCGGCCA